CTGAAAGTCGGTACGACTGTTCGCTCGATGACCATTGAGGATGGTGCTCTGGATATTTCTGAGTATCGTCAATTCACTGGTTGTTCCGTGAATACTATGAATATCAGGGCTCAGCCCAACTCGATGGTGATCGCTACTTTCGGTCTCGTCGGCAAAGACATGGTACAGTCGGCAACTTCTCTTGATGCCTCTCCGACTGCAGCGTCGGGTGGTGAGCCTTTCGATAGCTATTCTGGCGTAATTCAGGAGGGCGGCTCTCCTATCGCTATTCTAGCTGGCATCGACTTCACTCTGACCAATGCTCTGGCCCCCACGTTCGTGTTGGGTAGCGCTTCGACGCCTCAGCTGGAATTCGGTAGGGCCACTGTTGAAGGAACCGTTACGGCCTATTATCAGGACAGCACGCTTATCGACAAGTTTCTGAATGAGACCAATACGTCGATTTCGTTGCAGCTTGATGACCCTGTGTCCGGTAGTGACTACACTTTCTTATTCCCGAAAGTGAAGTACAACGGTGCAAGCGTTCCTGTGGCCAATCCTCAGTCTCGCCTCATCACTATTCCTTTCGTGGCAGTGTACGATAGTGTCGAACAGACCAACCTGAAGCTCACGAAGGCGTAAGATAGAGGCGGTTTTCTTTCTCTCCCCGCCTCTGAGCGGGCGGCTTGGTCGGGGGTCGCCCGCTCATCTACCCGACAACTGACCCGACATGGAACCCGACATGGATATTGGTAACTATACGTCTTCGGACGTCGCTAAGCTAATTCTTCGTGATCCAGTTTCTTTCGAAGTGCTGGAGCAAGATGGAGAAGAGATGTGGATTGAACTCCATGGCGCTGATAGTCAGGAATTCAACAAATTCATGCACGAAATCCGTAGAGAGCTAATTCTTACGGAACGTACTCGGGCTAAGAACGGAATGCCTGATGAGTTTGACTATACCGAACGACAGACCATCGAAATGCTTGCAAAGATGACTGTTAATTGGCGGATTTTCTGGAAAGGGGAATTCCCTGCTTTTTCTCCAGAACGAGCTAAAGAACTGTATACGGAACATCGGTGGCTTCGTGAGCAGGCCGATCGTTTCGTGCACAACCGAATAAATTTTATGAAAGCCTCGTCTTAGACCTGACGAGGCACACCGAGCAGTTCTTTGATCTACTGGTCACCGATGAGGCAGGTGTAACTAAAGGCGCTTATTTGCGTCAAATAGAAAAGTCTACTGGGGTCACGCCAGAAGAACTTAAAGTGACCCCAATTCCTGTGCAAGTTAAGCATATATGGGATTGTTTCATTGATTTGCGCTCCGCTGTTCCTTGGGACGCACCGCTTAGTTACAGCGAAGTTTATGCCTATTCTACAATGATGTCTATACCCTTTTCTCCTCTGGAAGTAAAGACCCTAATGGACATGGACGTCTCTCGAAGGAAAGTAAATGCCTGATATCGCTGAAATTGGCGTAAGAGTCGATACTAGCGGTCTTAAGTCAGGCGAGGCTGCTTTTAATGAATTCCGTGAGGCTGGTGCCCGAGCGGCGCAGGGCCTTGATGGATTCGAGGCGACTGCAAATCGTGCCCTTCGTCGAAATGGCACGCTAGGCGTAGAAGCTGAACGTACTGCCCGGGCTGTTCGCGGCGGGTTGCAGAACGTGGCTTTTCAAATCCAAGACATTGCAACTCAGCTAACACTAGGAACTAACGCTACAATTGTATTTGCGCAACAGCTTCCTCAGTTATTAGGTGGCTTCGGTGTTTACGGCGCGGCGGCTGGTGCCGCTGTCGCTATCATCGGTGGGCTAGTGGCTGCTTTCGACGATGGCGCTGAAGCAGCTAAGAAATTTGAAAAAGCGCAGGATGATCTTTCAGATTCATTGAAGCGTCTTAATGACTTTTCTACGTCAAAACTAGATGAATTGGTTAAGAAGTATGGAACTTTAGACGAAAGAATTCGCAATACTATTATTGCTCAGGTTACGTTAAATCGTCTTGACGCTCAGTTGAGCGCTCGTACTTTGATTACTGGTTTGCAGCGTCGTCTTGAGGGTGACGTATTAGACCTTAAGGCCGCTAATGCCTCGTTAGCCGATTTATTGAACCGTGGTTTGGGCAATAGGCCCGATGTTGAGGCGCAAGGGTTCTTTGCTGGTGAGAGGCTTGCTCTCGCGGAGTTATTCGGTGGTGAAGCTTCAATCACAGAATTGGAGCGCATGCGAGATGCTGTCAATGAATTAAAGGCAGCCACTACTTTCGAGCAGCAAACGGCAGCCACTAGAGAATTTACTGAGGCGTTTATTGCTGCTGGCGGCGCAGCCAATGAAAAAGTTCTCGACTTAGCCAAGTCTGTTATTAGTTCTACTCTTTCGATTGATGAATATGATCAGGCTATTGCTGATGCTGAGAAAGGAGTTGCTCGTTTTGAACAGGGCCTAGGTCCTGCTGCGGATAAGGTTAAGAAGCTATCAGCTGAACAGAGGAAGGCAGCCAAGGACTCTGCTAAGTTCGCTGAGGAGCTTATTAAAATAGCTCGTACCATGGCTGAAATTGATCAGCTTGATTTTAGTAATTCCGCTGATGTTTCTCGTATTGAGGCTTTGATTAAGTTCTTAGAGACCAGAAGGGATTTTGAAGCGGGTATAACTCGGGCCATTTTGAAGATGCGTCTCGAATCCGCTGATAACGCCTCTGCTATTGAGGATTACATCACTCACACGGCTGACGTATTCGAAGATTCTTTGGGCGACATGTTGGATGGAACGAAGTCCGTTTCTCAGGGCTTCAGGGACATGACTACCCAAATTCTCAAGGACACGGCTCGGCTTATTTTCCAGAAAACTGTTCTGGATGGTCTTACTGAATCTCTTTCTAAGTTGTTCCAAGAACTTCTCCGGGTTAATAGCCTTGGTGGTTCTAGTGGTGGTGGAGGAAGTATATTTGGCAATATACTTGGTTCCTTAGGTAGTGCTCTTGCAGGGGGAATTGGCAGTTATTTTGGCTTTGGTGGTGTAAGTTTATCCAATACTGGTAATGCTTTCGGTTCCGCTGGTTCTCTATTCAACCCGAACACAGGGGCCATTGCTCTGCCTTATGCTTCCGCTAAGGGTAATGTTTTTTCTAATGGCGACATCGTTCCATTTGAGAATGGAGGGGTTCCTAGTTTATACGACACGATTACTCCATTTGCTAAAGGTGAGATATTTGTTGACAATCTAAGCGAAAAAGTCGTGCCTTTTGCTAAGGGTGAAACGTTCGTGGATAATACAGTTCATGAAATAGTACCTTTTGCTAAGGGCGAGGCGTTCCCCAAGAACACTGGAGATTCCATTCGTGAAGTAATCCCCTTCGCCAAGGGTGAAGTGTTTAGCAGCGAATCTTTGCCTCCTGTAGTTAATCAGATTCAAATTCGTGAAGTGATCCCTTTTGCTAAGGGCGAGGCGTTCCCCAAGACCACCGGGGATTCTATCCGTGAAGTGATCCCCTTCGCTAAGGGTGAGGCGTTCCCCAAGACCACTTCTAATCAAGTCGTACCTTTCGCTAAGGGCGAGGCGTTCCCCAAGACCACCGGGGATTCTATTCGTGAAGTGATTCCCTTCGCTAAGGGCGGCGTATCAAATTCTAATCCTTTACCTACGCTGAGTGAAGTTGTTCCTTACGGGCGTGGTGACGTAATTACTGCTCCTACTTTTTTCCAAATGAACAATAGAAAAACTGGTCTGATGGCGGAAGAGAAAGAAGAGGCCATTGTACCTCTTTCTCGTAATGCTAAAGGAGAACTCGGCGTATCTTCAGTTAGGCCAGTAGTTAATATTGAAGTAATTAATCAGAGCAGTTCTCAGGTAGAAGTACAACAAAAAGGCAATGGCGACGTAACTATGATAATTAAGAACGTCGTTTCTCAGGATATTATAAATGGGGGTCCAATTGGCAAATCAATTAGGTCTGTTTATGGGCTTTCGCCCACAGTGACTAAGAGAGGGTAAACATGGCTGTGTGGCCCGTTTCTCTTCCGTCCACCATGGAAGTTGGCGCAAATGAAGAATTTGTGCAAGGGTTCATTCGTTCCCCTGTTGACAAAGGCCCTTCAAAGTCTAGGCGCAGATTTACTAATAGCCCTAGGGTTTTAAATGGCACAATGCTATTCGATGCTACTCAGCGTGCTGCTTTCGATACTTTTTATAAGACTACTATTTCGGAGGGGGCGGATGAGTTTGATTTTACTGACCCAGTTGACCTGTCTACGGTTACAGCCCGTTTTGTGGAAGCTCCTAAGTTCTCTATGTTAGCGGGTTCAGCTTCGGGCGTGGCTTTATACCGTGTTTCCCTTTCGATAGAGATTATAGTATAATGCCAAGAACTTTCCCTACAGTAATAGTTCAGGCGATCAATGCTCGGTCTACTCCAGAAGTATTTTTGGTGTTGCTTGACATTAAGCATTCTACTTTTGCTACTCAGCGCTTAGTCAATAACACAGAAAACGTTACGTCCAATGGAAATATTTATACAGCTTTCCCTTTTTCGATTATATTGCCTGAATCTTCAGAGGGGTCTTCCCCCGTGTTTACTTTAGTTTTGTCAAACATAATTCGTGAATTTGTAGATGAAGTAAGGTCCATAGCTGGAACTCGTGAAAGAATAAAAATAGACATTTCTATAATTACTGCAGGTGATCCTGATACTGTTTTGGCCCAGTGGCTTGATTTTGAGCTGGTTAGCGTAGATTATAATGCCGAGAATATAAGGGCCACCTTGTCGGTAGAGAATTTGTTAAATGAACCTTTCCCCGGTGATAGTTTTGTGCCTTCTAATTTCCCGGGGATGTTCTAGTGCACTGGACTGATAAATATGTAGGTATCCCTTTCGAATGGAACCGATGTGACTTTAGTGGAGTATCCTGTTGGGGTTTAGTAGTATTAGTATATAAAGAGGAATATGGTATCAGTCTACCAGATAATAGCAACTTTGTGTCTATGGTGAAAGAGGGGATAGAAACTCCAACAGACGTTTACAAAAAAGGGATGGTTCCTGTTTCATTAGACGAAGCCAAAGAGGGTAATTTACTTCATTTATGGACTTTGTTAAACAATAAGCAAGCACCGTTGCATGTCGGAATAGTTGTTGACAAGAAGCGTGTTTTGCACTGTCAACGCAGCACTGGAGTAGTAATTGAACGCTTCAATACTGACCTGTTTGCACGTCGTGTAATAGGGGCATACAAGTATGTTTCTTAAGCCGATACAAGAGACTGGCGTTTCTCCTTGCTGGTTTCGAGTGTATGCAGTTCTAAACCCATTTGATCATCATGATTATACAGAATTGTATTTCAAACATGGCACCACTATTAAGGAAGTAATTGACTATATCTATTCTTATGAAGAAGCTAAATACTCAGTATTTGTAGAATCTACGTATATTCCTAATGACTTGTATGCTAGGGTTCGTCCGAATTCTGGTACTAATGTGTATATAAGCGCAGTTCCGGGCGTTGTTGCTATTATCCCTTTAGTTTCGGCCATTGCGGGTGCTCTGGGAACTAGTTTAGCCGCTTCTTTGATTGGTACTACTATTTTAGGAAGTACCCTACTAGCTACTATTGCGGCCAACGTCATCGGCGCAGTTATAGCCATTGGCGTACAATTTCTTCTTAGTTCTTTGTTTGCTCCTACAAACAATGGTTCTAGGGACGCTGCTGAAAGTCCTACTTATGTACTATCAGGTGGTAGAAATCGTCTCGATTTGTATGGTCCTTTGCCTGTGATCCTTGGCAAGCATAAAGTCGTTCCTCCTTATGGAGCCAATCCATATACAGAAGTAGCCGGAGGCGATCAGTACCTAAGGTTTATGATTGCATGGGGCTATGGCCCTATGAACGTTACTGATATTCGCATTGGTAATACGCCTATTGAAGAATTTGACGAAGTGGATACTGACCACGATTTCACTGGGTCAGCCACTAATATGACTTTATACCCACAGGACGTTAATGAAGATTCTCTTTCGATAGTCTTAGATACTAATTTCCAGACAATTCGCTCCGGAGTGGATGTTGATGAATTAGGGGTTACGATAACTTTTCCCGCTGGTCTTGTTCGAATCGGTAAGGAAGGCAATAGAGTTAATAGAAACGCTTCTGTCATTATTGATTATAAAGAAATAAATGACGTTTCTTGGACTTCTTGGCTTACTGGAACTGGTACTGAAGCCAACGGTTATTTTACTAACAATACGTCTCAAACGTGGCAAATTTCGTTTAGGTTGCCTGTCACTAATGGCACTTATGATGTAAGAGTGAAAAGAGGCGAAGAAGAAGCTGCTTTGTCCAATCCAAAAATTTCGGATAGGGTATCATGGACGGCTCTTCGCTCCTTTAAAGAAGGAGAGCCTATACTACTAGCGGGTGTCGCCAAATCTGCTTTCAGAATTAAGGCCACTGATCAATTAAATGGCGTAATCGATCAGTTGAATGCCGTTGTTGAATCTATTGTTCCTATCTGGAATGGTATGAACTGGAGCACCACTGCTGGCTCTTCTAATCCTGCGGCCTTATTTCGGTATGTTTTAAAAGGAGCGCCAAACAAGCGCCCAACTTCGAATGTAGACGATGACGTATTAGGTGATTGGTATGACTTTTGCGTAAGTGAAGGATTAGAATTTAACCAATATGTAGATTTTAATACTAGCGTTAGTAGAATACTTAATGATATTGCGGCAGCTGGTAAGGCTTCGCCTGACCTTCTCAATGGTAAATGGGGCGTAGTTATCGACCGGCCTAGGTCAGTAATTTCCCAGCATTTCACTCCGAATAATACTAACAATTTTACGTCTAAAATTGCTTATTTAGAAATTCCGCATGGGCTTCGTATGCGGTTCTTTAATAAAAATGTTGAGTATGAAGAAGACGAAAGAATTGTATACGACGAAGGGTTTGATTCGTCGAATGCTACTAATCTTCAAGTACTCGAATTCCCGGGCATAACTGACCCCGATCAAGCATATAAAATCGGTCGTCATATGCTAGCTGCATCGCGTTTGCGCCCAGAATTCTTCTTTTTTTCTGTAGATTTTGAGCATTTAGTTGCTACTCGCGGCGATTTAGTACGTATAACGCATGACGTAGCTCTCATCGGGCTTGGTTCTGGACGCATTGCAAACATAAGTGGCTCTGATGTCACTTTAGATGAGCCAATTGTTCTTGAAGTTGGTAAATCATACGCCCTTCGTGTGAGGGCCA